ACGTAGTTCCGGCTTTAGCCCTTGGATTATGCTGCGCTGTCCCCTAGAAGGTATCTACATTCATAACCGGCTCTCCTTTTCCGATCTGACCCTTAGATACAACAAATTTACTAAACTCCGGCCTCTCAAGCTGTGCGTTTGGTGTATGATTGTGAACACATCTTGCTATCATTTTATACAATTTAAATTCAGGGTATCGTTCTGCACCATTATTTTTATATAGCACATTGATACCATTATCATCAATGCACCATTCAACAATCAGTCTAACAAATGGCTCAACTGAATCCATATCTTTAAGAATATCTAAATCATCAATCACATAATCAAATATAGAACATGCTAAACGACACAAATCAAAACTGAAATTAGGTTCTAACCTAGGTTTTTTATCATTGAAAAATGGCTCCGTATTATACTGTGTAACCGCATCACCTCCTGTTTGGAAACTATCGCTGCAAAAGGTTTTCCCATTAAACTTATAAATAGCCCGCCCAAAATCAATGATTTTAAATATTTTACCAAATGTTGGCACCTTATAGTGCTTCTTTTTGTAATGATAATATAAAAACTTTTTAGTTGTAGGGATATACATCACATTATTTGTATGTAAATCATTGTGTGTAAATGAAAACATTTTTTGATACGTAATTAAGGTCATAATAATTTGCATAAGAATAGCAAACCATTCTTCATTAGGAATGTCATTGTTAATAATATAATCATCCAGTGTATTTTCACACAATTCTAAACATATTAGTTGAATAGGGAATTGTTTGAAAGTTAGCATCAGTTTTTCCTCTTCTATTTCTGATGAACTGGTTGAATATCCTTTTGAATCTTCATTTGAAGAACCGTCATTAGATGAACCATCATTTGAAGAACCGTCATTAGATGAACCATCATTTGACGAACTATTACTTTTGACCATTTTTTTGTCATCATCGACTTCATCGTCTTCATTTGTATGTGACGTTCTTGAACTACATGATGACCCTGATTTCAGGCTGGCTGATTTTTTTAAGTCAGTAACATCAATAGAATTCGTTATATCAACCAAATCAATATTAAGCATTTTAACATCATCTAGCGTCACATGGTCGTTTGAAGAAAAAATATCTTCAAACATATTATCGTCAAATGATTTAGCTGAAATATTGGACTTTAGCGATAATGAACTATTTATATTCAAAAGAGGTTTTGCTAAAGGACCTGTAGTTTCGTCGTTTAAAAGTAAATGACTATAATCATCAATTTTAAATAATATATTTTTCTGTTTATTGAAAAAATCGGACTGAATTAGATAGTCTAAATCGTCAATTACATTGATTTTGTAATTATCTTTAACAGCAACAAAAGACCCATAATAATCTAAGGCGTTAACAAAATTATGTTTGTGTAGCACTTGGCTTGTTAAATATGAAAAGAACCCATCAATATAGGATGAATTGTTAGAATCATTTAGCTTTGGATGAACCTTTGAGGTTTTGTCAATCGTTGGCAAATTGAATAATTCAGTATCTTCGTGGTTATATTTGCCTACAATATACTTAAATGGGTCTAAAAGTGGAGCCATTTTAATGAATATTTTTTGATTTATTGAGAACTCATCATCGCCTGATAAGTTTTTTAATTTACACATGTAAATATGTTCGCTATCAAATGAATCACATTTATCCTTTTCTTTTTCCTTAAGTTCCTTAATATCGGCAATAGACCACATATGATTTAAATTGATACCGTTAAAGTTACCAGGGTTTAATGAGAAGAAGTTGGAATAAATAGGCATATAATTTTGCACATTTGAGAGGGAAATGCTGGGTATAGACTGAAATTTGTTGAAAAGGTTGACATTCTTCCGTTTTTGGTAGTTTATAGTAATTGCCATTAGCTATTAAAAAGATTAATTATAATAAAATCTAACGTTCCTACCTTTTTCTCCGGATAGGCCTTCGGCCTATCCAAAGTAAAGGTAGAGCCAAAATTGTTTCTATTTGGTTTTCCTAAATAAAATTGTTTAGTCATTTATTTGTTTCATTTATTATTTTATCGCGTAAATATTTGCCTCTTTTTAAAGTATATTAAGTATATTAAGTGCAATGAACCTGGAATTAAAGAGGTTTGATATGAAGAGCATTAGTTTCAAACCTAATGAATCTAAAGGCCCCGTCGTTGTATTAATCGGTCGTCGTGACACAGGTAAATCGTTTTTAGTAAGAGATTTGCTTTATTACCATCAGGATATTCCCATTGGGACTGTTATATCTGGGACCGAAGAAGGTAACGGATTTTACGGCAAATTGGTGCCGAAATTATTCATCCACAATGAATACAATACGGCCATCATTGAAAATATTTTGAAGCGACAGCGACAAGTTTTGAAACAAATCAAAAAAGAAACAGAACAATTTAAAAGGAGCACTATTGACCCGCGGACATTTGTAATCTTAGACGATTGTCTATACGATAACACGTGGGCTCGCGACAAGTTAATGAGGCTTTTATTTATGAACGGTTCACGAATGGAACTTCACTTACTATAAAATAAGTGGATTTTGACACCATTCATAAGTTGGCCGTCAAAAGTTGGCACAAAATGTCAGCTAGTCTTTACTTTCTCTCTTCTATCTTACCAAAATAGTAACAAAATGGTATGAAATTGATTTGTAAAGGCAACACGTCCAAATTGCGGGGACATCTTGTAAGGATTATACTACTAAATTGTGTTAGAAATAATGCAATGGCTTATGTTAACTGCATAAGGGACAGTAAAAATGTATAATATAGAGACAATCCGCAGCCAATTTTCTAAGTCCGGTCTAAAAAATGTTTAACTAATGTTAAAGGATATGAAAAAGGTTCAACGACTAAACGCCCGTGGGCTGGAAACGTCTAAATCGCGTTGATGAAAGCTTAAGATATAGTCTAAACCCACTTGAGAAAGTGTTTTGGGGATAAAACCCCTAAAAATTTAATGATTTCAGAAACAAATAGCTGAATGAAAATGGTATTAATTGCGACACTGGAAGGTTATGTTACTCATTACGATGCAATATCCGCTAGGTATACCTCCAACACTAAGAACAAATATAGATTACGTATTTATACTACGAGAACCATATATCGCAAATAGGAAGCGAATATATGAGAATTATGCAGGCATGTTCCCGACATTGGAGTCATTTTGTCAGGTAATGGACCAATGCACAGAAAATTATGAGTGTTTAGTGATAAATAATAACTCAAAATCCAACAAATTACAAGACCAAGTGTTTTGGTATAAGGCGGACTCACATAATGACTTCAAATTAGGGTCAAAAGAGTTCTGGGAACTGTCAAAACAGATAAATGATGACGACGAGGAGGAGCAATATGACCCCAATAATGTGAAGAAACGCGGACAGGGACCCAAAATTGCAGTCAAGAAGAGCAAATGGTGAGCCAAAATGAAACCAAAATTTGGATAAGCGCTTTTTTATTCTAAAAGCGGATAATTGCTTTCAAAATCTTGCTTTCAAATAAAAAAACAATCACTTGCTTTCAAAATCTTGCTTTTTATATAATAACCGGTAGAAAACGACTTAAAGAGAACCCACTATATTAATATATATAAGATGCAAGAGTTAAATATAGTAGAGCTAATTGAAGGCAATCCGATAACAAAGTTGTCACAAGTATATAATGGTAAATTATTAACCAAAATAAAGGATACATTTACAGGATTTGAACAACAATTGTTTGTAAGTAGCTTTTATTGCTACTTAAATTACAACAAAAATACAGATTTTGTTGTGGATTTAGATAATATATGGAAATGGATTGGGTTTAGTCAAAAAATAGATGCTAAAAGATTATTAGAAAAACATTTTTGTGCTAATATTGATTATAAACTTGCCTTGGGATATCCCAAGGCAAGTGTGAATCAAGAAAATATAAAATCAACTGAAGAAAAATGGGGAGGTCATAATAAACAAACGTTTTTACTAACAATCAAATGTTTCAAGTCAATGTGCTTGAAAGCGCAGACAAAAAAGGCATCAGAGATTCACGAATATTATATGAAAATGGAAGAAGTTTTACATGACATTGTTGAAGAAGAGACTGATGAATTACGGTTACAAATAGAACAAAAACAATTACAAATAGAACAAAAGGATAATATTATTTTGGAAATCAAAGAAACATCAGAACAAGAAAAGATTAGTTTACAACAAGCTAATCAAAAGACCTTGGAAGCAGCTACTATTTTTCAGTTTCCAGTAAACACTGAATGCATTTACATTGGAACAATTGACAACACAAATGCAGCCAACGAAAAATTAATTAAATTTGGACATACAAACGACCTAAAACAACGATTAAGAGACCATCGTAAAACATATGAGAATTTTCAATTAATCACTGCATTTCGGGTTCAAAATAAGATAGAAATAGAAGGCTTGATTAAATCATCTGTTAAAATCAAACGCCAAATTCGGCACATTGAAATCAATGGTAAAAACAAATTGGAAATAATTGCTTACGATTTAACTAATTTTACTATTGAGAAGCTGACTAGCTATATAAATGAAATTATTCATTCCAAAACATACAGCATAGATAATTTTAATAAACTAATTATAAGAAACGAAGAATTGGAAGAGAAAAATAGGGAATTGGAAAAAGAGAATAGAGAACTAAAGGAACAAAAATCAATCAAAATTCTAAGTAAATCCAAATCCGCAATCACTAATGCTGAAACCCAATTTGTTTATGTACATGATTATAAGTCTGCTGCTATTCCTTCTGTTATAACTAATGATGTTCCTTCTGTTATAACTAATGCTATTGTTGAACCTAAATCTGATTCTATTTCTGATTATATTCCTGATGACAAAATAACTGTTTTTACAACAGCTAAAGCAACTATTTTGACACCTGATTTAATCACTGATAATATATATGTGGGAAAATTTAATGAATTTATTGATACAATGTGCATTGTTAGATTTGATGTGGAAGAGACATCAGTTGATATGGAAAGTCAACTGAGAATTTGGTTGAAACAAAAACCTCAAAAGGAAGTATTTCACGCATTTAAACAATATTTAGATACCAGATTTAAATCAATAAGATTTAATAAAAAAAGAGGACAAGAAATTCAATATGTTCATGGTTACAAAGGCCTCAAATTGAAACCAATTGAATATAAAAAACAATTTATAGGTAATGCAGTTGAAACATTTTTATTTGAAATGTGCGAATTTTCACCAAGTGGTAAGGTTTTTAAATCATGTTTATTAAATGAATATAAAACGTGGAATATCACATTAAATAAGGCTACAACAGACGAAAATGTAAGGGAATTAAATGACTACTTGTTCACATGCGATTACGTTGTTAAATCTATAATATGGTCTGATGGTGAAAGTAATGAAGGATATTATGGTATATCTTTAAAAACAAAAGGATATACCAAAAAATTTACTGGAGTAACAGGTAAAAAGGTTGAAAAGGTTGAACTTGAAACTGGTTATGTTTTGCAGACATGGGATACCGTCGCAAAGGCAGCTGTAAGTGAGCATCTAACTACTGCAAAATTGTCTAGAGGTATTAAAGATAAAACAACATTTAATGATTATTATTACCGTTTCCACCTATCCACCTTTCTATTTTCGCTATAGCGAAAATCAAAGCTGGAGGCAAACATAGAGACAAAGGTCGCAACGAAGGCAAATATTACATCTACTAGAAACAATTCAAAAACTTATTGTTACAATATAAAAACTTATTGTTACAATTCAAAAACTTATAGAACTTACAGAACAAAATTGCCTCTATGTTTGCCTCCAGCTTTGGATGCCCGAAGGGCATCATTAAAGGTGGATTGTTTTCCTCTTACTTCGTTGTAAGCTTTGATTTTCGCTTTTAGCGAAAATAGAAAGGTGGATTAGGTGGATTATTGTTTAAACATTTGGCTCCACCTTTGGATACCCCGAAGGGGTATCATTAAAGGTGGAAGCGAATGGTCCGCTAACCAGCTCAGAGCGTCCATAATCTGACTTACCTACAACCACATTGTCGCCATCAAAAAGCTCTGACCTAATATCCGCCACAGAAATGGTATCTACATTTTCACTTTCGTTTTTACCGGTTAATGCCTTCTCTTGACTACTACTCGTATTAGCAATACCAATTAGATTACCCTCCTCATCAATATCCTGCGTAATAGCGGAACCGTTCTTCTCCGCATTCTTCTTGTTTTCATCAATCGCCTTCTGCTTTGTCTCCTTCACACGCGACTCAAATGCATTCTTAGCCGATGACTCATTTTTCTGCTTCTCTTGCGCCAACTGATTCAGCTCCTCCTCCATATATTCAACCTTTCCCGTTTTGTAAGCCTCAGGGTCCCACGGCAGCCACGTTCCGACAGGTCCGACGAAAATGTCAAAACTGGGGTCAACTTCTCTTAGCAACTTTGCTCTCATTTCTGCCTCTTCTTGTGACCCAAAATGACCACGGGACTTGAAACCGCGCACAGTTGTTTGAAAATTATACTTGATATTGAATTTCTTTTCAAGCTCATCCTCTTCCTTATCTAGGAAGGTCTTATAGTCGTCTTCAATGGATGAGCTGACAATAACGTCACGTTCCTCCTTTACGAAACCCTCGTAATCCTTCATAACATCCTCAAAAGACAACTTGTATTTAAAGGAGAGGAAATTAATGAATTGATGGAACTTTTCCATTGATTTAGAGAATTCCCATCTCTTTAGGAACTCTTCAAACAAAAACATCTCTTTTTGCTTCAGAATTTTCTCGGGAGTGATAAAGGAAAAACATCCAAATGTTTGGCCTGCAATTGCCTTATCAACATCAAGCAAATCAACGTATTTAGGATTCGGACTGCCGTCCTTGTTTTTTTGTCGTTCTGCGGTTTGCTTTTTAGCAGTTCCAGGTCCGGTTTTTGTTTTATGGCTCATTATATATTATATTATTAGAATCGTTTTAAGTGATTTTTTAGTTAATTGTTTAATTGTTTAATTGTTTAAAATATAATAATTTATTATTTTCTTTTCTTTTTATTTTATATAAAGATGGGAATGTTTGATGTGTCTGAACTCATTAAGAGAATCATTAAGTATTTTGTTGAAGGCCTTATGGTGGCAATTTGTGCTTTTGCCATTCCTAAGAGGTCGC